ACCTTCTATAAATCCTTGTAACACCATTAACTACCGCCTCACGTTTAGTGATAGTATAGGATATTAGTTTATTGTTTACATCAAAGTTAGGAATTTTAAGTCTGTTCGGTTCACCCTTACTGTTAAACGGAATTGAAAAGTCGATGTCTTCCATTGTTTCGAAAGTTTGTCCACCACCCGATACTTGAGCTCCCGCTTTTAAAATACCTTCATAACGTATATCATCTTTGTCACCCCTTACAGGAACATTTATAGAGAAATCACATAAAGCAACTGATGGTCTTAAACCCGGAAGTCTTAAACCATATGTTTTAGCGATATGAAATAATGATTGTCTTTGTTGTGCAAAATCTAACATTGTTTCTTGCCAAACCCTATCGATGTGAAAATGTAAGTTATCGGAAACTGCGGCATTTAGGTCTAGTAATACCGAAAATATTGAAGCGTCATTGGTGTTTTTAACCAAATCAGGATAATATTCTTTTGTCATGTTGACAAGTTCTTGTCTTAATCCCGCAAAATCCCTTGTTGCGTATGAAATCTTTTTTGCCATATTAAATGTTTATTATTATGAAATCCGAAGACGAAAATGCTCCGTTATTAACAGTATAGTCAATTTTAACAACTGCGGTGTATGGTTTAGTTGATGCATCTGATACCCTGAATAATCTCTCATCTTCATCCTGTGAAAAACTTTTTGATTGGTCGGGATCGTCTTCAGCTGACATCACTTCAATGCTATTAATATCCAAATTAGGAATAAATTTTTTAACACTATCCCTTATCTCTTCTTCAATTAAACTAAAACTAACTGAATCGTTTTGTTCGAAGATGTACTCATATAATCTAGTACCAAAATCGGGTAAAAAATATCTCGTACCCTTTCTTGTTAAAAGTAGGTGTATCAAGTCGGCTCTAACTTCTTTTTCAGGAGTTTGAGTCATATTAAGGAAGTCTCCTTTTAAACTATCCCTAAATGGGAAATCTATACCGTATGTTGCCATAACTATAAATATAATGAATAATAAAATTGTAATAAACAAAAGAAGCGAACATTTTTGATGTCCGCTTAATGTCCATATTCGTGATTCACGAATCACGAATTATTAGGCTGTAACCTAATGTTTATCTTCAAAATTTTTTACAACTAATCGACATATTTCTAAAAAATCGTCAAAGGGTAATTCTCTCTTCATCATATTTAAATTTTTATGTACCCAAACAACATTATCTTTAATATAACCTAACGAAGAATCTATTCTTTCTAAGGAAGCTGTTTTATCTGAAAATTTAATAGGTTTTTTAGTATAATAACATAAACCCTTTTGATTATTGTATAAATCGGACACGTAAGAAATTTCTAAATTATATTCAATTTCTCTTTTCTTTGCACCACATATTATTCTTGTAATTTTACTTTTTGGTATGCTATCGTATCCCTTCCATGATGGATTATTTTCACCTTTATTTGAATATCCACATTTAGAACATCTTTTAGATACACCAGCTATCAATTGAAATGCGGGTACATATCTTTCAGTTTTATTACATTCATTACATTTACATAAAATTTTAGCTTCTTTATCAATAATAGGTATGTTATCTAAAACTTCCCATTCACCATATTTTTGTCCAACAACAAAAACATTATCATATTTTGTTTTACCTTTTAATCCCATATTAATAAATATTAAAAGGGTGACGAAAATCCAATCCATCACCCTTTTAATTAAAAAAATTTATAATTATGTAATTTCACAATTATTTCCGCTGCACGCGAGCTCACCAGCCAAATTAGTGGAGTCTTGCATTTCTATAACTTTTGATAAATCAATATTATGTAACTCTAAACTTAATTTGTTATATTCATCTTCTGTACAATCAGAAAAAGGTGGTTGTTTATAAGAACCTGTGTCATAGGGTAAAACAGCTAAACCGTTATAAAAATTCCGGTTTTCCCACATCCATTCACCGATTGGCTCCCATTCTTCGGGTCTTAAACTGACGGTCGCTGAAACATTATGTGTATTAGCACCGCTTGAATGTCCCGGTTTAATCCAATTTTGTGAAATGTATTTAATACGTTCCAATAAATGTAACGGACTTTCTGTACGTAGAATTGATCCTTCCGGAGCTTTCTGTGGAACAGAAATAATAGCGGTATCATGAGGTCTGAAGAAGTCGTCTTCTAAAAGTTCAGGATGATAAATTGAAAGGTATGTGTAAATAGCTTCATTTTTACCTACTCTTACCCTACGAATGTAGTAATCGTTATGCCAAGCATGAATACCACTTGCCGTTCCTAAAACTAACGAAGCCGTTCCACTTGGTTTAACTGTCGTTGTTCTTGCCGATTTATTAATTCCGATTAACAACGCTACACGAGCATTTTCTTCTTTAACAATCTTAGCCGATTGTTTAGTATCAAAGTTAAGAATTTTACCTGAACCAATACCTGTTAATGATACACCGATTAAAGCTTCTTTTTCTGTTGTTCTTTTCCAAACTTCCCTTAAATAATGGAAATCAGTATAACCAGCTTGTAATGTTCCAACAAACGCGGCGGCTCTTACTCTTTCGTTTAATTCTTCCTGTGTTTCAATATCAGAAACATTTACTTCACATAGATTACAGAATTGATTTGGTCTTAAAGCAATTTCACAACATGGATTAGTACCGTAATCTTTATCGTTGGTTAAGTAGATACCTGGTTCACCTGCTCCTGAAGCTTCAACACGATTCCAAATGTCCATGAAGAACTCTTTAGTGATTCTATGTCTTAACAGGACGGCTGAATTGTTAGCTCTTCCCCTTTGTGGGTTTGTTTCCCACCATTGACCACTTTTACAAGCAATCATTTCATTATCATCAGCACTAAACAATGCAATCAATGCGGCTCTACGAATACCACCAGCTAATACTGCGTCAGCAATAAAACATATAATATCGTGAACTTCAATAGGTTCAAGTTTATCACCATCTTCTTTTGTTTCCAAAAGTTTAACAATATGGTGAATACAGTCTTTTAACGGTTGTGGGCCAGGTGCTTTACCACCTGAAGTTACTAATAACGCACCTTTTGGTCTGATATCGGAAAGATCAAAAACGGGTGTTGATGATGAATAACCGAAATATGACTTCATTAATACTTTAATAGCGTCAGCCCATCCTTCAATGTTATCACTTACAAGATAACGTCTAGTTCTTGTAGTACTAGGTTTTCTTATTTCAGGTAGTTTTTCTACATGATGTTTTTGTACTGAATAACCAACACCTGTTCCACCTAAAAGAAGAAACATTGTTTCCCCGAAAGCATCGATGTGGTCGATTGGTTGATAAGCACAATTGTAAATCCTATTTGGACTAATTTCAATCGGTTTACCACCGAATTGCATAGACCTCATAGAAGGTAGAATCTTCTTATCGTACACCATTTTATACACTTCCCTTATCTCGTCTTCGATGTGCGGGTATTTCTTGATATGCATCTTCATGTTTCGGGTCACGATTTCGTCCCAAGTTTCTCTCCTGTTCAGTTCCGGGATATACTTTGCATATTTCATATACACGGTTAAGTCTGACAGTATTTTTTGTGATACGTCCATATAATATAATTTTTATTTACTTAAATAATACGAAAAATTGAAAAAAAATCAAATTGTTAATAGATTTTTTTTATCAGGCATTTAAATTTGGTTCAATTCCTTGGTTTGGATTAATAACCGCAGGGTTTCCGTTCATCTTTTGTCTTCTTTCGTAAGCTTCACGTTGACGAATAACCTTATCGTTCGCTTTATCTTCCTTGATACCAAGTAATGTGTTTTGAGTGTCGGTGTCAATAATGATAAATTCATTATTAAACGTACAATTAGAGAATACAACACCGTCTTTACCGATACGTGATTTTAGAAGTGTTAATGTAGCTAAATTGTGTTCTTTTTGTTCCAACGTTTTACCAACTGATACGATAACGTGACCAATTTGTGCTTTCTTGATTGAACCACCCATTTGATCGGTTGTTACAACTTCAGATGCAATAGATTCACGGTTACCTTGGGTTGCTACCCATACAGCAATACTAAATTCATCGGTCATGGCTTCAATCGTTCTCATGATAGAACCTTCACCTTTCCATTCTTCACCAAATGTTGACCTTTCAGGAATGATACAGTCAACATAATCAATAAGAACTAAGTCCATCTTAAAACCTTCGGATCTCATTTTTCTGATTACTGATTTAATGTCAGCAACGGTTTTACTACTACTAGGTAATTTTAGTAGTCTTAATTCACCTTTTGTTGATGATTCAGCTTCATGAATTCTACTCTTAACCTCATCCTTATTATCGGGTTGGTCATCAGGCGCAATACCTGACCAAATAGTGTAATGCTTTCTTTTAATAACGTCTTTATTGTCTTCGAAGAAGATTTGTAAAACGTTTTTACCCACATTGTAAGCAGTGTTAGCAAACTTGGTTAATAATGTAGTCTTACCTGTACCTGTTGGTGCAAGAACTACCCCAAGTTCACCTATACCTAAACCACCTTTTAATAGGTTATCCAAACCGATAATACCTGTTGGAATTGGCTCTCTGAAGTCCTTTTCTAAAGCAGAGTCAATATCATGAAAAACGTCTGTTGCGTCTTCATCCATAACACCAACTTGAAGTGCTTTTTGGATGATACCTTCGATTTTTCCATATTCTTCAAACTCACCGTTGTCAATGATACTTTGAACAATTTTTAACTCTTTCTTTAAGTTTTGTTGCTTACAAAAGTTCAAAGCCCTGTCCTTTACGGTGTCAGGGTTTTGTTCGTTGTTTTTTATGTTTTCTAAAGTATCGATGTGAATTCTACCTGAATTCGCTTCTTTACCTTCTGACATAATTTTCTGCGATATGTCAAGGTAGTCCGGA